TCACGCCCCGGCCGTTGCCGGGGTGTTCTCTCGCTCGGCCTTCTTGCCCGTGAACTGCTCCCACCGCGTCACGATCACGTCGCAATACAACGGATCCAGCTCCATCAGCAGCGCCCGCCGCTGGGTCTGCTCGGCGGCGATGAGCGTGGAGCCCGAGCCGCCGAAGAGGTCCAGCACGCGCTCGCCCGGGCGACTCGAGTACTGCATCGCCCGCACCGCCAGCTCGGCGGGCTTCTCGGTCAGGTGCACCATGCTCTGGGGGTTGACCTTCTTGACCTGCCAGACGTCGGGGACGTTGTTCGGCCCGAGGAACACGTGGGCCGCGCCCTCGCGCCAGCCGTAGAAGCACCACTCGTGGTCGCCCATGAAGTCCTTGCGGCTGATCACCGGGTGCATCTTGTGCCAGATGATCTGCTGGGCGAACTTCAGCCCCGCGGCTTCCAACGCGCTGGGATAGTTGGCGATGTTGGCGTAGCCGCCCCAGATGTAGAACGCGCGGCCCGGCTCGAGCGCATCCGCCGTGTTCTGGAACCACGCCATGAGCAGCTCGTCGAAGCGCGCCTCGCTGACGAAGTCGTTGGCCAGGGGGCGGTCCTTGGCCCGCAGCTTGGCGGTCGTGCCGCTGGTGGGGCCGGCCTTGCCCTTGGCGTCCAGGCCCCGGCCGCGCTTGGTCTTGCCCTGCTTCTTGGGGGCGAAATTGGTCTGCCCGGTCACGAAGGCGTTCTTGCTGCGGGGTTGGACCGCCACGTTGTAGGGCGGGTCGGTGTTGACCAGTTGCACGGGCTCGCCATCCAGCAGGCGCCGCACGTCGCCGGCGTTCGACGAGTCGCCGCACAGCAGCCGGTGCTCGCCGAGGATCCACAGGTCGCCGGGCTGGGTGATCGCCTCGTCGGGAGGCGCGGGGATCGCGTCGGCCTCGCTCTCGCCGTCCGAGATGCCGGGGTCGAGCAGCTTGTGCAGCTCGCGCTCGGCGAAACCAAGCAGGCCCCAGTCCAGGCCGATCTCCTGCAGGCCGGCCAGCTCGAGGGGGAGAAGTTCGAGATCCCACTCGCTCAGCTCGGCGGTGCGGTTGTCCGCGATGCGGTAGGCCCGCGCCTGCTCGGGTGTCAGGTCCGCCGCCACGTGTACGGGCGCCTCCTCGAGCCCGAGCGATTGGGCCGCCTTCCACCGCGTGTGCCCGCACACGATCACGCCCTCGCCATCCACCACGATCGGCTGGCGGAAGCCGAACCGCGTGATGCTCTCGGCCACCGCCGCGACGGCCTGGTCGTTGACGCGCGGGTTCCGCTCGTAGGGCATGATGTCCGCCAGCTTCCGCATCTCGATCGCCAGCCCGGTCTTGGTCTCACTTGCCACCTTCGACATCAGCCACGCTCCTTGGCGCCTCGCGCCGTGTGTTGGTTTCGTTGCCTACCGCTTGCCCCACGTTGGCCCGTGTGGCGTTCCTCGGCCGACGCGGGGTCGGTGCCGCCTTCGGGCGCCCTTGGCCGCACGTGGGCACGACGGCCCCAAAGCCAGGCTCGCCGCGCGGACCGGGCTTGTCGCGCCCCGACTTCTTTCTCTCTTTCACCATGTTCACCGGGGGTCTCACACACACACGCGGGGGTGGGGGTGTATTGGGTGAAAGAGAGAAAGAAGTAGTTTCTAATATCTACAGCCCGCATTTCGCCACCCCTTCCTTCACCCTTGTTTCCCCCTGCTTCACCGCCATCCGGTACACCACCGCGTCGCGCCCGGCCGTCTTGGCGATGTCCACCGCTACGTCGCCGCGCTCGACCAGCGTCTCGATGAGCTGCCGGAAGGCCTTCGCGTCCAGCTTCATGCGCTTGAGCAGCACGCTGTGCGGCAGAGCCCCGCCGTCGGCCTCGCGCAGCTTGCGCAGCAGCCGCAGCGCCAGCTCGTCGAACTCGCCTTCGGCCGCGTAGCCCGCCGCCATGTGCAGCATCCGACGCGTCTGGTGCAGCACCAGCGCCGACGCCCACCGCACCGCGTCCTCGCCGATCTCGGGCTGCTCGTGGTCCTCGCTGATGGCGTACAGCAGCGCCAGCTTGCGGGCGTTCTCGCTCACGCGGCCCCACACCGTCGTCGCCACCGCGTCCGAGGCTCGCTCGGCCGTGGCGTACGCGTCCTCCGCCTCGCGTCGAAGGTCCACCAGCAGCGCCCGCGCGCCCTCGCTCTGCGGCACCCTCCGCGGCTGGGGGTGCGTGTCGGTCAGGTTCCCCGGCGCGGGGCGCAGGCTCGCCCACCACGCGGCCGTCTCGAGCACGCGCTGCGGCGGGTCGCTGATGCCCGGCTCCTGGCCCGCTTGCCTGGGGCCCGACTCGAGCACCAGCATCCGAGCGAACAGCCCGTTGGTCAGCATGCGCTCGGACAGGGCCCCGTAGTAGTGGTTCGGAATGGCCGTGCCGAACAGCACCAGGCAGGGCTGGTCGATCACGCCGGGGTCCGCCTGCCCGGCGCGGCGCCGCATCGGGTACACCGAGTTCGCCGCCGAGTACATCGTCAGCAGCGTGGCCATGATCGACTCGTGCCGCGCGTCGCGCGCCCGCTTCATCGATTGCAGCATGGCGTCGATCTCGTCGGTCTGGAAGAGCATCGCCGGCGCGGCGTGCAGCGCGTCCTGGAGACCCTCGCCCGAGGCGAGTTGCTCGCCGAGCCGGTTCGCCAGCCCGACGGCCTGGAGCGTCCTGGCGTTGATCTTGCGCGGCCAGTCCTTGCCGGCCGAGGAGTGCGCAAGACCGAGCAGGTAGATGTTGGTGCGGTTGTCGGCGGGGTCGCGGACCTTGCGGCCGGCGAGGAAGGCCTGGAGCGCCAGCGCCCCGCAGAAGGCCAGCGTCGGGTTGGGGTACGGCGCCGTCGCCAGGCAGTGGTCCATCACCTCGCCCACGAAGCCGGGCACGCGCAGGGCCTCGGGCGGGAGGATGCCCGGGTCGGTGGAGACGGGCTCAGGCGCGGCCTGACGCGGCGCCACCAGCCCCGACAAATCGACACCCGAGTGCGCGTCCTCTCGCTTCGCCTCGAGCAGCCATCCCCGCGGCCGCTCGTGGGGTTTGCTCGCGGCCTGGTCGACCTTGTGGCGCAGCTCCCGCTCGCTCCAGGGCGGCTCGCACCGCGGGTTGTAACGCGTGGCCAGCAGGTCCATCGCGACCTCGGGCGCCAGCGCGAAGCCGTGCACGAGGGCCGTCGCCGCGGCGTAGGTCTGGTTGTGGCCGCCGCTGCCGGCGATGGCGGGCGGCATGGCGTCCAGGTACGCCGCGGCGCGACGCTCGGCGTCGTCGTGCGGCGTGGTGATGATGGGCGCGCTTCGCGTCGGCTCGATGGTGCGGCGCTTCTCGCGCACCGCGTCGGCCAGCGCCTGCACGCACGCGGCCAGCATCGCCGCGGGCACGACCGCCGGCTCGCCTCCGAGCACGTCGTACCGCCCGCCGCTGGGGTGCACGCTCGGGCCGACCACAGTCTGGCAGCCGGTCGAGCGCAGCTCGACGATCATGTCCCCACCAGAGTCGGTGTGCTTCGCGGTGGTCGCGCCCTCGGCGATGTACCACCGGTGCGAGCCCGGCCGCCCCTCGCGACCCGACACCGTGCCCGTCGCCGGCAGATACTGGCCCGCAAGCTCGACCGCCTCGTCGCAGTCCAGGTCGACGTCCACCAGCCAACTGCTGGGTTCGCCGAGGATCAGGCCGATGTTGGAATCGTTCTGGAAGTGGGACGCGAGCTCGTGCTCGTTGATTCGCAGCGCGGGCCAGCCCTTGAGCGTCGGGCCCTTGGCGCCCGCGGGGATGGGCACCACGCTCCAGCCGCGACGCGTGTACGCGGCGGCCGCTTCGAGCGGGGTTGGAAGCGTCGAGGCCATCAGAAGGGGATCTCGTCGTCGGGGATGGCGAGCGCCATCTCGGGCACGGCGTCGGGGTTGTCCAGCCGCTCGGGCTTGGGACCGAGCTCGCACGCGATGATGCGGTCGAACTTCTCGCCGGCCACGCGGCGGACGGTGATGCGGCTCGGCTCGGCCAGGGCGCCCGCGTTGGCCAGCTCGACCGCGTCCTCGGCATCGCCCGGCGCGGGCTCGCGCGAACGCAGCCGCCACCAGTCAACCGCCTTGGAACGCGCGTAGCCGTCGTGGCCGATCGCGATCCACTCGCTGATGGTCTCGCCCAGCGACACGTGGTAGTCGACGCGCATCGTTGGAGGCGAATCGGGATTGCGGCGGCTGTGGTGCACGCGATAACTGACCGCCCGCACCTCGTGCTCGGCCTCGCTGACCTGCCCCGTCAGGATGCCCGCGTCGCTCGCGACCACGCCGTGCTGCGTGCGCTCGGGCTCGGGAAAGGCGTGCCCGCACTCGGGGCATTCGCGGCAGCCGGTGGCCACCAGCTCGTGGCACTGCGGGCACTCCTTCGCCGGCGGCGGTCCGCCGCTCGTGCCGGGCCGCCTGGCCGACAGCGCGTCGACCGGCCCGTGGCGCAGCACGTTGCCCGCGAAGTCCAGCACGAGGCAGTCGGCCTTGCCCGGCGCCAGCCGAAACCCGCGACCGACCATTTGGTAGTACAGCCCGCAGCTCATCGTCGGCCGCAGCAAGGCCACGCAATCGACGTGCGGCGCGTCGAAGCCGGTGGTCAGCATGTTCACGTTGGCCAGGTACTTGAGGTCGCCCGCGCGAAACCGCCCGATCAGCCCGTCACGCTCGGCCGGCGGCGTCTTCGAGCACACGAAGCCGCACTCGATGCCGTGCCGCTCGGCCAGCACGCGGGCCACGTGCCGCCCGTGGCGGATGCCGCTGGCGAAGATCAGCGTCCCCCGCCGATCGCGCGTGCACCCGGCGATCTCGTCGCACGCGCCCCGCACAAGCGACGCCTCGTCCATCATCGCCTCGGCCTCGCCCCTGGCGAACTCGCCGCCGCGGATGTGCAGCGAGCCCAGGTCTGCTCGAGTAACACCCGCGCGCGTTCGTAGTGGCGACAGATAACCGTCGCGGATCAGCTCCGCCACGCCCACCTCGTAGCACACGTCGCTCAGCACGTGGCCCTCGCCGCACAGCGGCCCGCCCTTCAAGCGGTACGGCGTCGCGGTCAGGCCCACGACACGCGCGTGCGGGCAGTTGGTCTTCAGGTCGTTGAGGAACCGACGGTACATCCCCTCGTCGGCGTGCGGCACCATGTGGGCCTCGTCGATCAGGACCAGGTCGATCGGCCCGCCCTCGGACACCAGTTCGCACGCGCGGCCATGCACGCTCTGGATGCCCGCGACGGTGACCGGCGCGCCCAGGTCCTTGCGCTTGAGCCCCGCCGAGTAGACGCCCATGGCCAGCCCGGGAGCCATCTGGCGCAGCTTGTCCGCCGCCTGCTCGAGCAGCTCCTTCTGGTGGGCCAGGATCAGCACGCGGCCGTTCCACCGCTCGGCCACGTCGCGGCAGATCGTCGCGATGACGGGAGTCTTGCCGCCGCCGGTGGGGATGACGACGCACGGGTTGCCCTCGCGCTGCTCGAGGAAGGCGTACGCCGCGTCGATGGCCTCGCGCTGGTAGGGGCGCAGCTCCATCAGCCAATCCCCTCCACGGTGACGACCACGAGCCCGCCCTTGACCACCTCGCCGCGCAAGACTTCGAGCTCGTCGATCTGCGCATCGTCGCGGTACGCCCCGCCCGGCTGGGCCAGCGCGTCGAGCAGGGCCTTGAGCACGTTGTCCAGGTCGCGGCGCCGCCGGTCGGGCGGATGCACCACGACGCGCACGGCCACGCGGCCGTCGAAGCCCCGGACGTGCGCGAACGCCAGCTCGGCGGCGACCTGCGTGCGGAAGCGCCGGCCACGGGCGCTGACGATCGTGCGCGAGCCCGCCCGCCGCCAGTAGTGGTTCACACTGGGCGGGTAGGGCAGGCTCAGCTCGATGGAACGGATCACCGACGCCACGGCACGCCGCCCCCAATGTTCGAAGTGGTGCTCGAAGTGGTGCTGGTGTTGGTGGCCACGGGCTGCGAGCCGCCGCGCTTGGCGTAACCCTTCACCGTGTTGGTGATCTCGCCGGTGTCCTTGCGCTTCGTGCAGGCGACCCTGACTAGCACCGGCACGTTGTGCAGCTCGGCCGAGTCGCGCGGCCGCGGCACGCCAACGGCCGTGCAAAGACTGGCCAGCGACGACTTGGCGATCGCCACCGTGCGGTCGTTGGGGTGCTCGAGCACGAAGCGGTCCCAGAGCTTGCGGCCCTTGTGCTCGCCCTCGAGCACCTCCAGCTCGACCTGCAGGTACCGCCCGTCGCCCTTCTTGGTGGGCTTCAACTGCGAGTCGCTGGCGACGCACAGGTACTGCCCGGCGGGCAGCGGCGCGAAGTCGCCGGCGGGCTCCACTTGCGTCGCGTCGAATCCATTCAGGTCTGCCATGGTCGTGTCCTCGGGTGGCGTGCGGTCAGGGACCGGGCACGCGTGGGTGCGTCAGTCGGTGTTCGGTACGGTCTCGGCGTGCTCGGTGGCGTCGACGACCGGGGCCTCGCCGCGCGCGTACGCCCGGTAGACGCGCTCGTCCAGCGGGATCTCGTCGGGCAGGTTCAGCCGGTTCTTCGCCAGGTGGCTGGGCCGCTCGGTGGTCTTGAGGACCCGCTCGCCCTGGCCGATGGCCTGTACGCGTGTGCGGTCGAAGCCCTCTTTGGTCGTCTTGGTGTGCACGCGGTAGGTGGCAAACAGCACCTCGTCGCACCACTCCTGGATCAGCGCCGAGGCGTGCCGGTTCAGCCGCGGGCCATAGCGGTCGTAGCTTTCGGTTTCGGGGTTCGAAAACTTCTCGATGGCCGCGTGGGCGATCAGCACCACCTGCATGCCGCGCTCGCGCCGCAACGCGTCCAGCCCCGCCAGCACCTCGCGCCAGGGCTCCAGCGCGAACACGTATCCCTTGCCGTAGCCGATGTCCTCGATCGACTGCGTCTGCCGGTCGCGGCAGACCTTCGCGTGGATCAGACGCTCGAGCCAGTCGAGGCTGTCGATGACGACGGTCTTATAGCTGTGCTCCTCGGTGTAGAGCTCGCCGAGGGCGCCCAGCACCTGGCCGAAGTCGGTGGCCAGCGGGAAGCGGGGCGCCTCGATGTCCGCCAGGCCGTCCTCGGTCTGGATGAACACCGGGTCCTCGGCCATGGCCCCGAAGGTGCTCTTGCCGATACCGTGCGTGCCGTACACCAGCACGCGCCGCGGCATCCGCGTGCGGCCGGCTTGGATCGATTCCAGAAGTCCCATGATGAATCTCCTTCGTGTGTTGGTCAGTTGGTGGGTGTGGGGGTCTGCGCGGTCAGCAGCCGCAGCGACTCGTACCCGGTGGGCCACGCGTCCCGCTCGCGGCAGCGCTTCAGTTCGGCCATGGCCCGCTCGTTGTCCTTGCGCGCCGCGTCCAGCAGCCCGTCGTCGATCCGCCACACCCCGCAGCGGAAGGGCTCGCGCTTCTCGACGGCGACCAGGTGCACCGGCAGCGCGTGGCCGCAGGCGCGCCGCACCAGCTCGCGGTAGAACGCCAGCTGGTGCGCGTACTCGAAGTCGTGGACCTGCGCCTCGAAGCCGTCCAGGTCCTGGCAGGTCTTCAGGTCCACGATGCCTCGGTCCTCGATGGGGTTGATCCAGTCCAGCCGGCCCTGGCACGCGTGCCCGTCGTACTCCACCCGCACCACGCCCTCGGCCACCCCCTCGGCCAGCAGCTCACGCGCGAAGATGTGGTCCTTGACGCTGCCGGCCATCCGCTCGACGGTGGCCGCGTCGGCGTCGCTGAGCACCGCCTTCCCGCAGCGGGCCGCCCACTTCTGGAAGGCCTTGGTCGTGGGGCCGAAGGGCTCGCCCGTCCTGGGGTTCACCGGCCCGCCCACGGCGTACTCGGCCTTGTACCGCTCGCGGCCCTCGAGCGTCAGCACGTGCGCCGCACGCCCGACGACATACGCCGACCGGTCCGGCTCGCGGATCAGCCCAAGCCGCTTGCGCCGGTACAACAGCGGGCAGCACCGGAAGTCCGCCAGCGCGTGCGAGCTGAGGTGGTCGCGGGCCCTGGCGTGGTATACCGCCGCGGGCTCGCGGATCAGGAAGGAGAGACAGAGCGAGGGCGGATCACCCGCCGAGCAATGCCCCTCGGGGCAACGCGGGCAGGGCGGACGCCCGGACTCGTGCCGGCGGCAGCAGGTGCGTGGGTGTGCCATGTGGATCTACATCTGCGCTCAGATGTCAGGGTGTCGCAGGCAGATCGGGCGCGTGATGGGCCAGCGCTTCGCGGAGCTGGTTCAGCCGCCGGTAGACCGTGCTCCGGTTCACGCCCAGGGTCCGGGCCGCCTGGGTGGGCGTCCCGGTCATCAGGCACATCGCCAGCTCCCGCTGGTCGTCGGGCAGCCGGTCGATGGCCTCCAGCAGCTCGGTCATCGCCGTCTTGGCCCCCGGCGGCGGGCACGGCCCGCGCCGCCAACTCGCCCGCTGGATCAAGCACCGCCGGACCGCCCACAGTCGCGTGGCCCGCCTGCGGTCCTGGCAGAGATCCCGCTCGATCCAGCCGGCCGCCCAGTCGAACGCCCGGGACGTGAAGGTGTGCGGGCTCGACCGCCGGGGGTCGTAGCCCCGCTGCTTGCGGTGCACGCGGAGGAAGAGCTCCTGGCGGATGTCCTCCTTGTCGTTGTCTTTGAGGTGGTACTGGCGGGTCAGGCGTTCGGCGTGGTAGTTTGCCCTCTGCTGGGCGAAGTCGTCGTGCCAGGTGGGTGGGGTGTTGGGGGGGTGGGGGTGGTCGGGGGTGGTCTCGGAGGGGGTCTTGGTGTGCTCGATCGTCCTGTCGTTCGTTGCCGTCATGGCTTGCTCCGCGGGTCGCTTGCGAAGCCGCGGAGAAACGCACGCCGCGGCTATCAGGCCCGCGGGCGTGCATGAGACGTGGGTTGCTTGCAACGCCAAGGGTGACGTAAGTGCTTGTCAGGCCATTACTTAAAAAATCTTCGCTGCTGTCACCATTGGTGCATGCGGTGCACGTTGCGTGCGACACGCTAACCGCGGAAGTTCCTCACCCTGACGGGATCGATGGCTTCAATCCACATCAACCTCAACTTCTCATCCGGCTTTGGCACCTTCCCAGTGACCCATCGACTCGCGGTGGAGCGCGAGACACCGCTCTTGCGGCCCAGTTCCGCCGCGCTGGGGCGCGGACGCAGCTCACCCGTCCGCTTCAGATAGGGTTTCGCTTCCAAGTACCATTCCTTGAACGCCTTCTTCAGCTTGCCAGGGGTGCCGGCTGTCTTTCCTTCGCGTGCCATCGTCGGCTTCTTGTGGCGGCTCGTTTGCGGGGCAAGCTTGGCCGCCCTTCGGTAGGCCGCGAGCCTGACATGCCAGACTTCGGTCCCCGCGAAGCCGTCCGCGGTAATCACGACGACCTGATCAAACGTGGTCACCATGAGCGGCGGCGAGTCGAAGGCCAGGGCCTCCGGCGTGAGCATGCGATCAGACCACAGCAGAGCGATCACGGGCGATCCGGTCCTGCGGAACCTTTCCAACTCCGCCACGACCTCGTGCTCGCGCTCCTGTCCCAATAGCCACACCGGCACACTGAGCGACTGACCAACGACGTGGCTGCCGAGCTGGACCGCACCGGGGAGCGTTCCGACGGGGGAGTTAGATGTACGTAGATCGAGGGCTGCGCACAACGCCTTACGCAGGAGTCGTTCGTCAAGCCGGTGGAGCACGACGTCCGAGCGCGTGAGCTCAATCTCGTCGGAGTAGCCCCCATCGCACACCGCGACAAATCGATCCGGTTCGAGTTCGACCACCCGGAGGGGCGGGCGTCCGAGCTCGGGCGCCGGCCAGAATGGAACGCGAGTTGGAGTTGCTCTCAAGACGGACTCGATGGCTTCGACGGTCTCACCCGGCAGCTGGCTCCATCGATGACGTGTCGCTCCCTTCTGAAGCAGGGGGTGAGTTGCGTGCCAGATGCTTGGCGTCGTATTCCCGTAAAGAGTGCTCTTCATCCAGAAGGATCTCCGCCTGCCGAAGTGCTGCTTCGATTGCAAGCCCTTGAGCGTCAGTCCCGTACGAGGCAGTGAAAGGAGGCGTGATCGACACAGTGCGTTCCTTGGGGCTCCCGTACATCTTGGCTTTGATGGCAAGGCGCTCCACGGGAGTTCGCTCTTCGTCGAAGACCTTCAGTTGATTGAGGACCTCCCAGATATCCAGGCCGGCGTGCGTGGAAACACCTCCATCTAAATCGCCCCTTTTCCAGCGAGCCGAGTGGAGTCGGATGTACTCCAAGCCGGGAACGTCGACCCCCTCGAAGAGCGCATCGCGCCGTTCGAACAACGGGCCGAAGTCGAAGCGGCGCGGCCCTGACTTTACGTCATATCTCTGGACGTCGTCGAAGAGGACGGTCCCGACAGCCTGGCTGTAGAGCTTTCGGTCGGCCTTCGTCGTGCAGTGCACGAGAAGTTCACCCGACGCGTGATCGATACAGAGCATGTCGAAGACTTCTGGACGGAAGATGTGCAGTTCGCGTCCGCCGTCAACTACAACTGTCTGGCGTTTGATCGTCTCGCCCCGGCTGATCAGCAACCGTGTGAATCGGTCTTCCTCGATCGGGTACACCTCTGCTGATCGATCCCGGTTGAGCTTCTCGAAGCGGTCATTGAGAAAGTCGGTGAGCTGTCGACGCTTCTCGAGCGTGACCGTGATCCCAGAAGCATCAACGTGCTTCGTAGGAAGAAGCCGATCCATCGTGAGGTATCGCACAGGGGCCGACTTGACATGCAACTCGTGCACGTCTTTTGGGGCAATGAGCACCAGCTGCAGCACGATATCCTCGAGCGAAGCATCTTGATCGCTCTTGATGCCGTGCTCGTTCGCTAAGGCGAAAAGCAAATGTTCGAACTCTCGGTCGCTCAGGTCGGCGAGCATGCAGGCCTGGAATGCGAGCGAGGACGGCAACTCAAGCCTGGCCACATGCAGAGCCAGCGCAACCTGTCGATGGTCCGGCGGCTTCTCGTTGGACCAGTCGAGGCCTGCCGATGCACACCACTCGGGGTACCTTGCCAACCAGTCGCGCCTCAGGTCGGCGTCGAGTCGGTACATCGTGTTGGGAGTGATGAGCCAGCGATTGGGGAGAGAAGTAGCCACGGTCGGGGCCTCCAGAGCGGTCCCTCCCCCAGCGAGTCCGCTACTGGAATGCATAATACCCCGTCCGAAGTCCATGGGGCAACACGACTTACTGTGGGTTGCGGTGATTTGCCTTCGCCCACATCTCCCGCTGCCTCCCCCAGCACGCCTCCGCCGCGATCGGCCGCAGGTCGCGTTCGGTGATCGGGTCGCGGCCGTGGGCCACCGGGGGCAGGTCCAGGACCGCCTCCTGGATGTCCGGGGCCAGGTGGAGCAGGTTCATAATTTGGGTGGCCCGGGCCCGCGTGATGCAGCCGGCGCGGGCGAGTTCGGCCTGGTCGGTGATGGCGCCGCTGGCCAGCAGGCCGTCGAGCTTGATCGCCAGGGCCATCAGCCGCGTGACCCTCGGCAGCGGCGGCGGGGCGGTGGACCCGGGCTCGGCGGCCTCGCGGATCCGCACGCGGCCCCGGCCGGCGGTGGCGAAGGAGATCCGCTTGCTGACGGTCAGCTCGGGCACGCGGACGCCTCCTCCGCGCCGGCCTCGGCGTTGAACGCGACCGTGATCGTCTCGGTCGCCGCGTCCCAGTCGATCCGCTGGACGAGCAGCCGAAGCAGCCGCTCCCGCTCGGGCGTGGTGAGCTGCTCCCACATCGGGTTGAAGGATTCCAGGGCCCCGGCCAGCTCGTCCTCGTCCATCACGCGATCGCTCATGGCCGTGAGCTTGGCGTCCAGCCGGCGGGCCCGGGCGCCCAGGTCGCGGATGGCCTCGCGCCGCTCGGCGGCCCGCGCCGCCGAGCCGTTCCGCTCGCGGCCCGCGTCGACGATGCCCTTCAGCTCCGCCCGTGCTGCGTCCAGCTCGCCGCCCACGCCCTCGCGCTCGGCCTCGATCGCCAGCAGCCGCTCGCGGAGCTGCGATTGGGCGGACCGCACCGCGTCGGCCACCAGCGTCTGGTCCTGGCCCAGGGCGCGAAGCTGCTCCACGACGAACGCTTCGAGCTCGTCGGCGGGCAGCGATGGGCCGGGGCACACGCTCCAGCCCTCCTTTTGGGCCCGCGTGCACACGTAGTAGCGGTATCGCTTAGCCCCACCACCCTTGACCCTGGCCGTGGCGAAGTGGTGGCACATGCCGCAGCCGCAACTTTGGCAGCGGACCAGGCCCTTGAGCAGCGCCCCGTGCTTGTTCAGCGGCGACCGGCCGTCGCGGGCGTTGTTCGAGGCCAGCAGCCGGCCGACTTCGGCGAACACGCCCTCGTCGACGATGGCCTCGTGCTCGCCGTCGTACAGGTCGTCGTGGTGGCGGACCTGGCCAACATAGACCGGGTTGGTCAGCAGCTTGTAGAGCACCGCCTTGTCGAACCGCCGCCCGCCCTGGGGCCTTCCGTTCTTGGCCGTCCACGCCTTTGTGGTCCAGCCGCGCTGGTTGAGGATCGCCGAGGCACGCAGCAGCGACCGCTGCTCGAGGTACACCTTGAAGATCGCCCGCACCCGCTCGGCCTCGTCGGGATTGACCGCCAGCTTCGATCCGCCGCTGCCCGGCACGATGTCGTAGCCCAGCACCGGCCGCCCGCCGGCCCACTTGCCCTTCTTGCGGGCCGCGGCGATCTTGTCGCGGGTCCGCTCGCTGATGATCTCCCGCTCGAACTGGGCAAAGCTCAACAGGATGTTCAGCGTCAGCCGGCCCATCGAGTGGGCCGTATTAAACTGCTGCGTGACGCTCACGAACGACACGCCGTGCCGCTCGAAGGTTTCCATTATCCGGGCGAAGTCCAGGAGCGAGCGGCTGAGCCGGTCGACCTTGTAGACCACCACGCAGTCGATCAGCCCGGCCTCAATGTCTTCCATGAGCCGCCTGAGCGCCGGCCGCTCGGCGTTCCCGCCGCTGAAACCGCCGTCGTCGTACCGCTCGTCGCAGCACGTCCACCCCGCCATCCGCTGGCTGGCGATGAACGCTTCGCCCGCCTCGCGCTGGGCGTCCAGCGAGTTGAACTCCTGCTCGAGGCCCTCCTCGGTGCTCTTGCGCGTGTAAATGGCGCAGCGGACGGTGGGGGGCTCCTGGGTCGCTCGGCTCATTGGTGACTCCCGCTCGCGCCGGTGCGCTTGCCCAGCCCGAAGAAGTGGTACCCGTTCCAGTGCGAGCCGCTGATGGCGTGGGCTACCGCGCTCAGCGACCGGTACACCTCCCCGGCGTACTCGAAGCCGTTGGCCCGCACCGTGACCCGGTGCTCGCAGCCCTTGAACACCCGCACAAGCACGGCCCCCGGCGGCGGCACCCGCTCGTCGCGGCCGGGCGATATCTGGCCGACGACCGTGCGGACGGGCGTCGCGGCGTCGATAGGCCCGCTGGGCGGCCGCACCCGCAGGTCGGCGTCACGGGCCAGCGTGGCGGCCTTGTCGCGTGCCCGGTCGACGGCCCGCTGGGCCAGATCGCCCTCGGCGAGTAACTGCATCCGCCACGCGACCCGCCGAAGCAGCCAGCGGCGGTTGTTCGACCGGGCCGCCTCGCCGAACACCCTCTCGTACCGCTCCCGCAGCTCCCGGGCGGTCAGGCCCTCCAGGGCGGCCAGATCCTTCTCGATGGTCAATCCCCGCTCGGTCATCACGCACCTCCGCGTCCCGCGGGCGCCCCGCCCGCGACCACACTGAGGCCCGCATCGGCGGGCAGTTCAACTCTCGCGGCAGAAGAATCCGAGAGCGCGTCCTGGCCCGGCTCGCTCCGCTCCATGACCCGGGCCAGCCCGGTCCCGAGCAGATCGACCAACTCCCGACGCCGCCACTCGGGGGGTTCGTACGCCCTGCGGGGTCGCCGGCGGCGGGGCGTGGCTGGGGTGCGTGGTTCGTCCATGAGGATGCCTCCTTGTCCCGGGCCGGCTGTTCACCAGTGGGGGCATCCTCTTTGTCTGCGCGGTCATGCGAGACTGTCTCACGCGCTAGCGCAGATGTTGTCGATAGAGCTAGGAATCCTGAACGGGGATTCCTACGCTTGCCGCCATCAGGGATTGAGTCGTAGCTATCGGCGGCCGCTACTCGCCATCTCCCTCTATCAAGCCACGCAGGAACAACGAGATGGCCAGCCACCAGGACATCGCCAACCTCATCTGGCAGATCGCCGACCTCCTCCGCGGCCCGTACCGCCCGCCGCAGTACGAGCGGGTCATGCTGCCCATGACCGTGCTCCGCCGGTTCGACTGCGTGCTCGCGCCGACCAAGGAAAAGGTCCTCGCGGCCTACGAGAAGAACAAGGCCAAGCCCAAGCCGCACACCGGGGAGGCTCTCGACACGGTCCTGAGCAAGGCCGCGGGCCAGCGGTTCCACAACCACTCGCCCCTCGATTTCGCCAGGCTCAAGGGCGACCCCGACCACATCGACAAGCACCTCGTCAGCTACATCAACGGCTTCTCCGCCAACGTCCGCAGGATCTTCGATTTCTTCGAGTTCGGCAACGAGATCGAGCGGATGCGCGAGTCGAACATCCTCTACCTCGTCGTCTCCAAGTTCGCGGATGTCGACCTCCACCCGAGCACCGTCGACAACATCCAGATGGGCCTCGCCTTCGAGAACCTCATCCGCCGCTTCAACGAGCTCGCCAACGAGACCGCCGGCGACCACTTCACGCCGCGCGAGGTCATCCGCCTCATGGTCAGCATGCTCTTCGTCAGCGATGACGACCTGCTCACCGGCGCGGCCGTTCGAAAGATGCTCGACCCCGCCTGCGGCACCGGCGGCATGCTCGCCGAGGCCCAGCGCTACCTCCGCGACCACAACCTGAGCGCCAGGCTCTACACCTACGGCCAGGACTACAACAAGCGGGCGTTCGCCACGGCCGCCTCCGACATGCTCATCAAGGAGGTCGCCCACAACGGCGCGGGCGAGAACATCAAGTACGGCGACACGTTCCTTGATGACCAGTTTGCCGGCCAGCGGTTCGACTACCTCATCGCCAACCCGCCCTTCGGCGTCGACTGGAAGAAGCAGCAGAAGGAGATCAAGCGCGAGCACGAGAAGCGCGGCTACGACGGCCGCTTCGGCGCCGGGCTCCCCCGCGTCAACGACGGCTCGCTGCTCTTCCTGCAGCACATGATCGACAAGTTCGAGCCCAACCGTCCCAAGGAGGACAGGCACGGCTCCCGCCTCGCCATCGTCTTCAGCGGCTCGCCCCTCTTCACGGGCGGTGCCGGCTCGGGCGAGAGCAGCATCCGCAAGTGGATCATCGAGAACGACTGGCTCGAGGCCATCGTCGCCCTGCCCGAGCAGATGTTCTACAACACCGGCATCGGCACCTACATCTGGATCGTCACCAACCGCAAAGAGAAGAAGCGCAAAGGGAAGATCCAGCTCTTCGACGCCCGCGACATCTTCATCCCCATGCGCCGCAGCATGGGGGACAAGCGCCGCAAGATCGGCGAAGGACAGAACGCCCCCGACGGCCCCGAGCCCGACCAGATCGCCGAGATCGTCAAGGGCTACGGCCGCTTCGCCGCCACGGGTCGCTCCAAGATCTTCAAGAACGAGGAGTTCGGCTACACCCGCGTCACCGTCGAGCGCCCGCTTCGCCTCCGCTACCAGATGACCTCCGAGGACAAGGCCCGCTTTCTCGACGCCGTGCCCCACCTGCTCGACGATGTCCAGGCCCTTGACGAGTTCCTCGGTCGCGACGCCTATTACGATTGGAATGAAGTCGATGAGCAGGTGCGGGGCCAGGCGGCAATCAGCGATCGCAAATGGAAGGCTCCGGAGCTCAAGCTCTTCCGCGATGTATTCACGGTCAAGGACCCAGCCGCCGTGCCCGTCTTGGCCGCCAAGAAATCGCAATGGTCGGACTTCGAGCCCGACACGGCCCTCCGCGACTTCGAGAACATCCCGCTCACCGACGACATCGACGACTACTTCGAGCGCGAGGTCCGGCCCTATGTCCCCGACGCCTGGATGGACCGCGACAAGGGCACCGTCGGCTACGAGATCAACTTCAACCGGTACTTCTACACCTACACCCCGCCCCGCCCGCTCGACGAGATCGATGCCGACCTGAAGGCCGCCGAGGCGGAGATCATGCGCCTGCTGGGGGAGGTAACGGCATGACGGCCGCCCTCGCAGAGACACGCAAGATCAAGTACGTCGCCACCGTCAACGACGAAGCCCTTCCGGACTCCACCGATCCGGATTGGGAGATGGAGTACATCGACATCGGCAACGTCGAGTCCGGTGCAGGCATTACTGGGTCGGCTACGTACCGCTTCGAGAACGCCCCGTCGCGCGCTCGCCGCCGCGTTCGTCACGGCGATGTGATTGTCTCAACGGTCCGCACATACCTCCAGGCCATCGCAGCGATCATCGATCCCCCGCCGAACCTCATCGTCTCGACCGGCTTCGCGGTCATCCGGCCCTTGCTGGACAAGCTCGACCCGGGCTTCTGCCGATACGCGCTCCGCGAACCGAGCTTTCTGGCCGAGGTCGAGCGGCGGTCAGTTGGTGTCTCCTATCCCGCGATCAACTCAAGCGACCTCGCCGCGATCCGTATTCCCTTTCCCCCTCTCCCCCGCCAGCGGGCGATCGCCGCGTACCTCGACCGCGAGACGGCGAAGATCGACGCGATGATCGCCGCCAAGGAGCGGCTGCTGGCCCTCCTCGCCGAGAAACGCCGCGCCCTCAACACCCACGCCGTCACCCGTGGCCTCAATCCACGCGCCCCCATGAAAGACTCCGGCGTCGAGTGGCTAGGAGTGGTTCCGGAGCATTGGTCTGTCGAGCGGCTCGCCTACCAATTCCATGAACGCGATGAGCGCAACCACCCCGACCTCCCACTTCTAGAGGTATCGCTCCGCCACGGGGTCATCCTGCGGGAGTTCTCCTCTGACAAGATCGAGGGCACCGCCGCAGACTTCAACACCTACAAGGTGGCCCATCGCGGGAACATCGTCTTCAACAAGATGCGGATGTGGCAAGGCGCGGTTGGCATCGCCCCCGAGGATGGTCTCGTCAGTCCAGACTATGTCGTGGCCGAGCCAATTGGGCAGGTGACATCGGAGTACGCGGGCATGTTGTTCCGAACACCGGCCTTCAGCGCCGAATGCGGCCGTCGCTCGTACGGGCTGGTGTGGGATCGACTGCGGTTGTACTGGGAAGGCTTCAAGAACATCCGGATCGCTATCCCGCCAATGGAAGAGCAGGCGAACATTGTGGAGCGGATGGGAGAGGCTTCGCGGCGCTTCGATGCCTTCGAGACCCATGCCACTCGCTCAATCGAACTGCTAAGAGAACGTCGCTCCGCCCTCATCGCCGCCGCCGTGACCGGCCAAATCGACCTGGAGGACGTGGC